GGCGGAGGTGGACGGATGAGCGTAAGCCGACGCAACGCAGAGGGCTATTTCGACCCCACGGCCTATGCGGCCATGGTCCGTGTCGAACAGGAAGCCCGGCAGCAAAAGGGCTTTTCCAAAAAGAAACAGGGCGCGGCAAAATGCCGCAGGAACAGGAGGTGGAAGCGACGTGCGCTTTCCAAAGGAACTAACAGAGCGGCGGCAGTGGATTTGCTGGCGACTCGAACCGGCAGCCAAACGCGGGAAACCGACCAAGGTGCCGTACAACCCGCACAACGGACGTAAGGCGTCCAGCATTAACGCGCAGACATGGGGAACGCTGGAAGAGGCTGAGTCGGCCTGCCAGCAGTACCTTTACAATGGTGTGGGCTTCGTCTTTACCGCAGACGACGGTCTGGTCGGCGTGGACATTGACCACTGCCGGGATGCCCAGAGCGGCGATTTGAACGAGGTCGCCGCCGCTATTCTGGCGCGTGCGCAGACGTATACGGAGATCAGCCCGTCCGGTGAGGGCCTGCATCTGTTTTTTCATGGAACCATGCCGGAGGCCGGAAACAAAAATACGAAAAACGGCGTGGAAATGTACGGCCACAGCCGCTATTTTACCATGACGGGCAATGCGCTTCCGGGCTGCCCGGACACGATCACGGACGGCAGCGACATTCTGCCGTGGATTCATGCGGCCTACATCAAGCCGGAAAAGCCGCAGCGCAAAGGCAAGGCGCGGGCCGCGGCATCCGAGCCGCTGAGCGACACGCAGGTCTTGGAGCGTGCGGAGCTGGCCGATCAGGGCGAGGCGTTCCGTGCCTTATGGGACGGAAACTGGCAGGACCGCTATGCCAGCCAGTCCGAGGCGGACATGGCCCTTTGCTGCAAGCTGGCATTCTGGACGGGCCGGGACCGGGAGCAGATGGAGCGATTGTTCCGGCAGAGCAAGCTGTTCCGGGAAAAGTGGGACCAGCCGCACCATGCCAGCGGCGCGACCTATGGCGAGGAAACGTTGACGCGGGCGTTGGAGCTTGTGACCGATGGCTACCATGCAGCAGGCGAAACCCCGGTCTTTGCCTATGAGGGGCGGTATTTCCGCAGCAAGGGCGAGAGCGTCTATCCCATCACCAATTTTGTGATGCAGCCCGTGGAGATGATCTCCGCGGAAACAGAGACGCAGCTGACGGCGGACCTCGTGACCGTGCGCGGCGAGGTATTCCGGGAGACCTTTATGACCTCGGATTTTGCCAATTTACAGCGCTTCAAGGGGATTTTGAACCGGCGAACCATCGCGCTGAGTTATACCGGGTCCGAGGGTGATCTGGAACTGCTGAAAAACTGTGTTTCCGGCGCAGACTGGCCGCAGAAGCAGGGCGTGCGCGCGATGGGCATTTATGAACATGACGGGAAAATGGTTTACGTCTCCATGGACGGGGCCATTGCGGCAGGCGGCGAGGAAGTTGCGGACATTGTGCAGCTGGAAAAATACCGGAGCATTCAAAGCGAGCTGCTCTGGCAGGAGAAATTGGACCGGGACACATTCCGGCAGCTGGGCGCATGGCTGCTCAGCTACAACGAGCCTGCCAAAACAGTTCCCATCCTGACGTGGGCCGCCAGCTGCTTTTTGAAAGAGCATCTGCGCCTCGGCGGGATCAAGTTCCCGCATCTGTTCCTGATCGGTGAGGCTGGGAGCGGCAAATCCACGACGATGGAGCGCATTCTGCTGCCGATCTTCTGCCGGAACAAGATCAATGCGGCCTCGCAGGTGACGGCATTTACGCTGATGAAGGAGGCGGCCTCGTCCAATCTGGTCCCGCTGGCATTGGACGAGTTCAAGCCCTCCAAGCTGGACCGAAACCGGCTGTCCGTGCTGTATAACCATTTCCGCGACAGCTACGACGGTCATGCGGGCGTTCGCGGACGTGCCGACCAGAGCATGATCGCCTATGACCTCGCTGCGCCTCTGATCGTGGCCGGAGAGGAGTCGCCGGACGAGGCTGCCATCCGGGAGCGCAGCATGGAACTGCTCTTCTCCAAAAAAGACCTGCAGAGCGCGGAGCGGCGGATGGCGTTCAACCGGCTGTACGGCAGCGATACGGCGCTGGGCCGTCTGGGGCGGACGCTGCTGGAAGCGGCGCTGCAAACGTCACCGAAGCAGGCCCGGTGCTGGTACGAGGACGGCTGCGGGAAGTTTGCAAAGGAGCTGCCTGCCCGCGTCATCAACAATCTGGCCTGCGGCTATGCGGGGCTGTGCCTGCTGGAACAGGTCTGCGTCGGCTTCCGTTTGGAATGGGATGCGGTATTTCCGCTGGATATGGATGCCTGCGTCCGGTTTTCCGAAACCGCCGTGCGCAGCTATCTGCTTGACGGCAGCACCAACAACCAGAGCATCGTGGAGCAGACCTTTGAGATCATGGCCCGCATGGGCCTGTTCCCGGAGGTGGATTACACGTTCGACGATACTGGAAAGCTGCTGTATATCCGGCTGAGTCATGTCTATGACCTGTACACCAAGTATCGCCGCGACTATGCAGTTGTGGGCGAGGTGCTGCCCTACAGCCAGTTCAAAAAGCAGCTGATGCACTCCGACCTGTTCGTGCAGGCCAATGTGCAGAAGCGCATCGGCACGGAGAGCTGCAAGGCGTGGATCGTCGATTATGAACTGCTCCGCACGCGGTGCGATGTGGCCGGATTCGAGGAAGGGCGCGTTGCGCCGCTGTAAAATCACAGAATGATCGGTCCTGTTTCCTTGTTACTGTTACTTTTCATTTTATATAGCTAGAGCTACACGGAAGCGTATTCCGTCGTATGCGCGTGTGCGCGTGCGCGCGTATATAGGCGGACCTCTAGTCTGGGAGGAAACAAGGAAACAGGACACAGAATGAATGGGAGGTATCCATGCTGGAAAAAGAGATTGTGGCATCCATCTTGAAGCTGCTGCGGGCGCGGCCCCGGTGCTTCGCGTGGAAAACCCACGGCGGAATGTACGGCACGGCAGGCATTCCGGACATTGTGGCCTGCGACGACGGCAGGTTTGTGGCCTTTGAGGTCAAGCGGCCCGGCGGAAAGCCGACGGCGCTGCAAACCATCACGCTGGGGCGCATTCGCGCATCCGGCGGCGTGGCTGAAATGGTCACGTCGGCGCAGCAGGCGCAGGCGGTGCTAGACGGGAGGGCTGTCGAATGATCGCGTGGAAATATCTGAACAAGCCCTCGGCGACCATCTCGGCGATGCAGGACTATGATACGATGCGGGAAATCATCAACATCACGCCGCAGGAGACGAAGGCCCTGTATGACCGGATGCTGTCCACGGGCGGGCGGCCAATGACAGGCGTGCCATCCAGCCGGAATCCGCAGGCCGGAGAAGAACGGCTGGTCCACTCGCTGGATACGCTGGATGTCATTCAGGAGCGATACCGGGAGGCGGTGGAATATATGTGCTGGTTCAAGCCCGCGTGGGCGACACTTTCGGATACGGAGCAGACCGTGCTCCGGGAGTTCTACATGGGCGACAGCCGTCGTTCCGGCGCGGCAGCGCGATTGGAACGCCAGCTGAATTTCAGCGAGCGTCAGATCCACCGTATCCGGGAACATGCGCTGAAACGGATGTCCGTCCTGCTGTTCGGCAAGTAAAGATGGCAGTTTAACGGCAGTCTATTTGAAAAAATCTGTGGTATACTGGTACCATCAAGAAATGCACAAGGGCATCAGCCATCCCGGCTGGTGCCTTTTGTTTGTCCACAGGAGGTGCAGCCCATGCCGAGAAAGCCCAAGCGTCCCTGCTCCTATCCGGGCTGCCCCAACCTGACCGAGGGCCGATATTGCGAGGTCCATCAAAAGCAGGTCACGGCCCGATATAACCGATATGAACGCGATCCGGCCAGCCGCCGCCGATATGGCCGGGCGTGGAAGCGGATTCGAGACAGCTATATTTCCGAGCATCCGCTCTGCGAGAAATGTTTGGAGCGCGGCAAGCTCACGCCTGCGGAAGAGGTGCATCATATTCTGCCGCTCTCTCGCGGCGGGACCCATGTGCGCTCCAATCTGATGGCGCTCTGCCATACCTGTCATTCCGAGATCACGGCCCGCGAGGGTGGCCGCTGGGGCGCACATCCGAACGGCAGGGGGAGAGAAAATCTCTAAAATGTTCGGAATGTGCAGCGGGCGTGGGGTATCGCGCGAAAAAATGGCAATTCAAACAGTGTATTAACCCGCAGGATACAAAGCACAGGTGAAAAAACATGGCAAAAGACGGAACCAACAGGGGCGGCAGGCGCGTGCGCGCCGGAAATAAGCCGGATTCCCTTGCAGATAAGATCATCACCGGGCGCAAGGCGGAAATTCTAGCCTTTGATGCGCCGGAACTGGAAGCTGGCACGCTGGACGGTGCGGCGGACCTGCTGGGGCAGGACATGCCAAACCCCAGCGAATATCTGAGCGCCCGGCAGCGTGACGGAAAGCCGCTGGGCGCAGATGAAATCTTCACGGAAACATGGCGCTGGCTGAAAGCCCGCGGCTGTGAGAAGCTGATTAACCCCCGGCTGCTGGAAGCCTACGCACAGGCATTTGCCCGGTATATCCAGTGCGAGGATGCCATCAGCACCTACGGCCTGCTGGGCAAGCACCCGACCACGGGCGGCGCGATTACCAGTCCGTTTGTCCAGATGAGTCAGTCTTTTCAGAAGCAGGCAAATCTGCTGTGGTATGAGCTGTTCGATATTGTCAAGCAGAACTGCACCACGGCCTTTGTGGGCAATCCGCAGGACGACATGATGGAGCGCCTGCTGGCCGCCCGCGGCAGCTGATTTTCTACGGAGGCACACAATGAACATTCTTTCTCTTCCTATCGGAGAAATCCACCCGTATCAGAAGAACCCGCGCAAAAATGAGCAGGCAGTTGGAGCTGTGGCCGAGAGCATCCGGCAATATGGCTTTCTGGTGCCGCTGGTCATTTCTGCGGACCATGAGATCATTACGGGCCACACCCGGTATAAGGCCGCGCAGCAACTTGGGCTTGAAACGGTCCCCTGCGTGATCGCCGACGAGCTGACACCGGAGCAGATCAAAGCATTCCGCCTTGTGGACAACAAGGTCGGAGAACTGTCTCAATGGGACATGGACCTTTTGCCGCTGGAACTGGCGGATATTGCCGCCGATCTTTCGGTATTCGGTTTTCCCACTATTTCGGCGGAGGAGTTCGGCGAGTCCTTCACACTGGACTCCGGCGAGAAAAAGCCTTTCCAGCAGATCAGCCTGACCGTGCATGACCGGCAGGCCGATTTGATCCTGCGCGCCATTCGCTATGTCTATGAACAGAAACAGGTCGCAGAGACGTTTGGAAATGAAAATCACAACGGCAACGGCCTGTACGAGGTGGTCCGGCAATGGGCAGAGCAAAAGAACTTGTAATGCGGGTGCTGCCCTCTTCTGTGGCAAACCCATTCATCAAAGCGCACCATTACTCCGGGAAGGTCGTGAGCAACTCCAAGCTGCATTTCGGCGTATTTCTGGACGGCGAGCTGCACGGCGTGATGAGCTACGGGCCGAGTCTGGATAAGAGCAAGCTGATCGGTCTGGTGGCGGATACCGGCTGGAATGAGTTTCTGGAACTAAACCGGATGGCCTTTGACAGCTACCTCCCTCGCAACAGCGAAAGCCGCGCGATCTCCATGAGCATCCGGCTGATCCGCCGCTATGCGCCGCAGATCAAGTGGATCGTGTCCTTTGCCGATGCCTGCTCCTGCGGGGACGGCACGATCTACCGGGCCAGCAATTTTGTCCTCACGGGGATCAAGGAAAACGCGAACCTGGCTGTGCTCCCGGACGGCACGCGCGTCCATAAAATGACGCTGGCCAGCAACCCCACCGTACCGCGGAAGGAACTGGGCGGCCTGAGCTTCTTTGACGTGACCGGAGGCACTTATAATTTCAAAAAATATCTGGACTACGTCGGGGCCACGCCGATCCCCGGCTATCAGCTGCGTTATGTCTACTTCATCGACCCGGCCTGCCGAAAGCGCCTGACCGTGCCGGAGATTCCCTTTTCTCGGATCGACGAACTCGGCGCGGGAATGTATAAAGGCGAAAAGATCACGCAGGCCGAGCGTCATGCCATCCAGACGCCGCAGGGAGGCGCACATGGGCCGGGCTAAGGAGATTGTACTGAAAGTGATCCCCGGTTCCGTTGCAAATCCGTTCATTCGGGCGCACCACTATTCCGGGAAAGTGGTCAACAACAGCATCCTGCATTTTGGCGTCTTTCTCGACGGCGTGCTGCACGGCGTGATGAGCTACGGCCCCAGCATGAACAAGCGGCTGCTGATTGGTCTTGTGGAGGGCACGGGTTGGAATGAATTTCTGGAACTGAACCGGATGGCCTTTGACGCCGTGCTGCCGCGCAACAGCGAAAGCCGGGCGATTGCCATCAGCCTGCGGATGCTGAGACGCTATGCGCCGCAGATCAAATGGGTCGTGTCCTTTGCCGATGCCTGCTCCTGCGGAGACGGGGCCATTTACCGGGCCAGCAATTTCGTCCTTACCGGGATCAAGCCCAACGAAGCGCTCTGCGTTTTACCGGACGGGACGCGCATCCACAAAATGACGCTCTCTTCCAGCCCCACGCAGCCGCGAAAGGAGCTGGGCGGGCGCTGCTATTTTGACTACACAGACGGGCGCTTTGCTTGGAAAACCTTTCTGGAACGGAGCGGTTCCCGGCTGATCTCCGGCTGGCAGCTGCGCTATGTTTATTTTCTGGACCCGGCCTGCCGGGCCAAATTGACCGTGCCAGAGCTGCCGTTCTCTGAAATCGACCGGCTGGGCGCTGGAATGTACTGCGGCGAAAAAATTACACAGGCAGAACGCCATCATAACTTGACGGAGCAGGCATAGCGCCCTGCTCCTTTTTACGCGCGGGTAGGCTAACAGCAGACCGCCCATTCATCCGATTGGGAACCGGCGGTGCAACTCCGTCCTCCGCGCTCCATGTAAGAAATGAGGA